ATCGCCGCGATCCGCCGCGCGAAGGAGGCGAAGCGATGAGTGAAAACAATCTGCTTCCTGTAGGCGCGTATGTGCTTGCCACGAAGTACAACGATGGACACGCAGCCGATCATTTTTTTGTCGGCTTCGTCTCTGGTTACACACAAGATGGTCGGTATCTGATCGTTGATGGCGAAGGGCAGAACCAGCGGCACAATGGGTTCAGACGAGCCGAGCGCATAACGCCAGACGAAGGCGCTGCACTTGTCGCGATGATTCCCGACATCGCTGACATGAACGGAGAGTATTTGTGGTGGCATTTAGATCGCATCCGCCGCGCGAAGGAGGGGCAGCGATGAGCGACACAACGATTGAGGTTTTGATCCCAACCCCAGTTCCCATCCCAGTTCCCGTCCTGAACGATGAGTTGATTGTGGAAGTTGAGCGTCTCCGCGCCGACCTCGCGCAGCGCACCGCCGATGTCGCGAAGGCCAAAGCCGAGCGCGACGAGGCGCGAAGGTCTGCCTGTATGGTCAAGGCACGGTATCTGGGATCCATCGACGGTTTTCCGCGACCCACAGATGATGAGATCGGCATCAAGGCGCGAGCAATCGCAAGAGGTATAGGCTGGGACTGCTTCAAGGAGGAGGTGAGGCCATGAGCGGATTCCCAGGCCCTGACAACATCTCTCAAACCACCGCGCGAGCGAAGAATCTGCTGAAGACCAGCGACGTCTTCCGTCATTCACTCGAGGGCGCGCGCGCGGCGGGCACGTCATCCTTCGAGGATGTCCGGATCGAGCGGACACCCGACGCAGATGACTTCATCGACGCGCTAAGGCTGCGCGCGCGGATGGTGGAGGGTGGATGCACTCGAACGCATCGCACCGTACACATGCTCAACACGGCAGCCGATAAACTCCGCATGGCGGAACAGATCATTGAAACACTGCAACAGCGCCTCAAGGCGCGAGAGGAAGGGTCAAATGACGTCAAGTGAAATCGTGGCCGCGCTCCGCGCGATGGCAGACCGCATCGAGAAGGGCGGCAAGCAAGCACCGCCAACAGTGGCGGCACGAGCGCCGAAACCAACAGGACAGGGCATCACCGGCAAGGTCGCATACTGGGATGTCAAGATCAGGGACAACGGCAAGCCTATGGCGAGCCTCAAGCTTGCCGATGGCCAGCGCTTCCCCTGCTTCGATGAGAAGGTCATTTCGGCGATCGACCCGCTCGTGAAGGGTCAGAACGTCACCGTGTTCGTGAAGCCCTGGATGAAGAATGACGGAGAAACCGAGTTTCTCATCACCGGCGTCAACAAGGGCCACTCAGGCATCGAAGAAGACGAAATCCCGCTCTGATATCAGGCATCTTCGCCCGGAGGGCCAGCGGCTGCACCCGGTCGCTGGCCCTCTTTCTATGGATTGCAACAATGGAAGCACCCCGAACATTCCGTATCGAGCCGCTCATCCTCCCGGAGCGTGAGCCACCGCTGAGAAAACCGCTTGTCGACGGTCTGATCCGCCGCGGCGAGGTCTGCAATTGGATCGCCGCTCCCAAGACCGGCAAGACATGGATGGTCTACAGCCTCATCTCTGCCATGGTGAGAGGTGCCGTTTGGTGTGGGCACAAGTGCGAGCAAGGGCGAATCCTGCTCATCGACAATGAGCTACACCCGGAAACCGCGCTCAATCGCCTGTGGCGCGTCGCTTGGCAGGATGGCCTCGACAAGCAGCAACTGGCGCGGACGGTCGACGTGGCCTTTATACGCGGTTCTAGGGGGTCTGTAGAGGACCTCGAGGCCACCATGCGAGCGGCAGGCCGTGGAGCCTACGACTTGGTGGTGATCGACGCCTTCTACCGCTTCATCCCGAAGGGGTCAGACGAGAACAGCAATTCTGACATGACGGCTCTGTATAACCACATCGACGGCATCGCCGACGTGTCGGACGCTGCGACGATCCTTGTGCACCACAGCACCAAGGGCAATCAGTCAGGCAAAGAGACGATGGACGTCGGCGCCGGCGCTGGGTCGATCGGGCGCGCGACCGATTCTCACGTTGTATTCCTGCGCCATGAGACAGAGGGTTGCGTGACCATGCAGGCTCGCTGTCGCTCGTGGCCAGCGGTCGCTCCAAAGGTTGTGCACGTCAATCCACCGCGCGTTTGGCATGACCCGCAGGACGGTCTAGACCCGTCCGACGTTTGGAATCCCGCGCCACCGAAGAAGAAGAAAGCCGCTGATTGACCCGTTACACAAGGCGCGTCGCTGCAGCAGAGCGCCGCAAAGTGTAACGGGAAGGAATCTGCGATTTCAAGTCTTTTTTAGGTCTACTTTCAGAATATGCAGAAATGTATGCATAGATGCATATGTAGACCTGCAAAGGCTCTCTAGAGCAGATAAACTGGGCGCATGCCGATCAACTCACGCACAAAGGGTGCGGCAGCCGAACTTGAGGCAGCGGATGCGCTGGCTCAGCTCATCGGGGAATGCCGCCGGACGATCCAGTACACAGGGCGCTCAGGCTGCGCGGACGTCACCTGTGAGTACGCGCCAGGGCTGCACATTGAGGTCAAGCGCACCGAACGACTGAACCCGTACTTGTTCATGGATCAGGCCATCCGTGACAGCACGAAGACGAAGCGCACCCCTATCGTGGTGTGCCGATCGTCGTTCAAGCCTTGGCTGGTGGTTGTGCGTTTGAGTGACCTACCGGCGCTCGCACAGCAGATCGTTGATGCCCGCAATGCAGCGTTTCCGCCATCAAGTACCGGGCCGAGCGTTTGATGCTCGAGCACATAACCAATCACAGCAGGGCATTCACCTTGGCTGGGATTGGTGGCACTGGCGAAAGCGTTACCTGCAGCGCAACCCACTCTGTGTCGACTGTGGCGCACTGGCTCAGTGCATCCATCACATCGTGCCTCGAAGTGTAGATTCCACAAGGGTTTACGATGAATCGAACTGCGCTGCGCTCTGCAATGGCTGCCACGATGCCCGCCATCGTCGGCCATAGTTATCCACAAGTTATCCACAATTGTTAAGGGGGGGGGTAGCCGTTTTTGACCCCTATGCCGACGTACCCTCTCCGCTCAGGCCAAAAAATGCCGTATGGCCTCTAAACTTGATCCGACCTCTGATTTGATCGAGTACGCCGAGAGCGTACTGAGTGGCCGAACGCCGTCCGGGAAATGGATCTACGCGATGGCCAAGCGCTTCATGGCCGACCTCGAGCGCCCCGACGTGGTGCTTGACGGAGAGGCGATCGCCGACGTGCGCGACTTCTTCGCCCGGCTGCCGCTCGTCGGCGAGGACACCGGCAAAGCGTTCGAGTTGCACCCGTGGCAGCTGTTCTTCACCGGCAACCTGGTCGGCTGGCGGCGCGCCGAGGATGGCCGTCGGCGCTTCCGCCTGGCGCTCGGGCAAGTCGCCCGCGGCAACGGCAAGACCACGCTCATGGCAGGGATGGCGCTGTACGACTTGCTCACCGGCGAAGGACGCCGGGTGCACGTCATCGCCAACAACGAAGACCAGGCGGGCATCTGTCTCGACACTGCGCGGCAAATGGCGCTCCGCCTCGAGGAACCCGGCACGCTCGTCAGGTTCAACCGGATCGTGAGGCCGTCGGCTGACTGTGAGATGACGGCGCTGCCGGCGCTCGAGCGGGCGCTCGACGGTTTGAATCCGTCGCTGTGGATCGCGGACGAAGCGGCAGAGTTCAAAGGCCGCTTCCTCACGAAGTTGCTCACCACCGGTGCCAAGCGGCGCGAGTCGCTCGGGGTGATCATCTCGACGCCAGGCTCCAACCCGGAGAACCACTACGCCGAGTTGGTGAAACAGGCAGAGGCCGTGCTCTCTGGCGAGACGGAGGATGACGCGCTGTTTGCCGCGCTGTACGGCCTCGACGGCTCAGACGCCATTTCGGATGAGGGCACGTGGCCGAAGGCAAACCCCGGAATGGAGTTCGGACAGCCGGACATAGCGAGCCTGCGCCGCTCATGGAACACCATGAAGCGCAGCCCGATGGGGCGCTCCGAGTTCACCCGCTACCACTGCGCGCGCATGGATGAGAACACCGGCGGATGGCTCGATATGAGCCTTTGGCCGGGCGGAAAGACTGTTGATTGGTCGACGCTGTACGGGCGCCCTGCATGGCTCGGCCTCGACCTGTCCAAGAGCCTTGACATGTCCGCACTCGTTGTCTGTGTCCCGATGGAGGATGGCCGGGTTGCGCTGCAGGGGCACTACTGGTGGCCTGCGCAGGACGTCGCGCAGCGGGAGTTGGACTACCGGATGCCCGTCCGGGTGTGGGCTGCAGAGCGGAAACTCACCCTGACGCCGGGGCGCGAGATCGACTACGAATCCATCCGGCAGCGCTTGCTGCAACTGCGCGACCTCTTCGAGATTCGCGCCGTTGGCTACGACGCCTGGGGGTCGAAGTACCTCGCTGAGCAACTCACCCAGGACGGCGTGCCGCTCATCACGTACCGCATGGGTATCTCAACGTTCGGCCCCGGCTGTCAGCTGTGGCAGAATCTGTGGGCGGGAGGCCAACTTGTGATCGGTGATGATCCGATCATGCGGCGCTCGTGCGCTGAGGCGCACGCGCAGACCGATCGAAACGGCAACGTGCGCCCGGTCAAATCGCGTGAACACTGCGTGCTCGATCCGCTCGTGGCCGGAGTGATCGCGGTGCACGTATGGGGCGGCAAGCGCGCCAGTTCCTACGAAACGGAATCTTTC